AAAGTCGGTAAACCGGGAGAAGCACAGCTGGCAAAGCAGGAATATGACGATCACATTAGGTGGATGGCCAAAGAAGTAGCGTCATCCAAGAAGGGGATAATCAATTATGCTCCGCGTGGGTAAGTCAATATTCCTGTCGTTAATACTGTCCTTGGGTATAATTCTGCCTTGCCTGGCTGAAGTAGCCGCAAAAGACCAGATATTTACGATAGATGATTTCTCTAAAGGTCTTGCTACCCGGCAATCTCCGTTATCTTTGCCAAAGGGTTATGCCACGGTCTCCGAGAATATCCATTATGACACGGAAAACGGTTCTTTAACTAAACGGGACAGGCGGCTTCTATACGGGACAGCCGACGCTTCAGAACCAATAACAGGAGCATTCAGGTTATACCTTGCTGATGGGACTAAGTCTCTTGTTGTGTCTCACGGTGACGAAATAGAAGCCGGGAACGATAATACCGGAGCGTTCACCAAGATATTGGATTTGTCATCCGGTAATTACCGTTGGCAGTTTTTGACCTGGCATAATATTCTTATCGGGACTGACGGGTATAATCAGCCTATAAAATGGGATGGCACTTCTGCTTCAGCAACTTATTTAGGGTCTTGTTTAGGGACAGATGCTGGTAGTGGCGCGGGGCCTGACGGGACTTATACCTATAAGGTTTCCTTCTATACTTCCTCTTATGAGTGCGTCTTGGATGTCCCCTCCGCTCCCGTAACTGTTACTGATAACGATATAAACCTGACGATGATACCGATTGGCCCGGATACTTATTTGGGCGAAGATGTTATAGGACGCAAGATATATAGGATATTAAACGGAGGCACTACTTACCGGTTGCTTACTAACGGAACTATCGCCAATAACACAGCAACAACGTTGACTGATTCAGACGCCGATGCCGCTATTTCAGGGACAACCGCCTATCCTACGGTAAATTATACTACAGTATTCAGCGGACAGCCTCCTAAGGGGAGATTCCCTCTCGTTCATAGTAACAGATTATGGCTTGCTAATAATCCCACATATCCGTCAAGGATATTTTATTCAGACGATGCTTGCCCCGACTTTTTTCAACCTGATGCCTATTATAACGTCCGGGAGAATGACGGAGATTCCATAACATCCATTAAAAACCTTCTGGGGATATTAACAGTATTTAAGGACAATACAATACAGAAAATTTACACCGACGGAGATGACCCAGACGCCGACTGGTCTATTTCTGACCCGTTTTCTTTTGTTGGTTGCAAAGCTCCATATACCGCAGTTAATACTCTTGAAGGAATAATATATCTTTCCTATGGTGGGCTTTACAAATTCAACGGTCAAAATTCCGTGCTTATCTCTGACAGCATAACCCCGACAATCAACGACATACTGGAGTCGAACTTTGCCAACTGCTGGGCTGAGTATTATAAGAACACTTACTATTTAGCTTACCCCTCAAAGTTTATCGGGGTTTCAACAAACAATAGGATTTTGTCTTACAACCTAATAAACAAATCGTTCAGCATAGATTTGATAGACGCTAATGTCTTATTTGCGTTTAACTCTGGCACTGATTGGGATGTTTTGTATTCTGGCGATTCTACCACAGGAAAAGTATATGCTCACAAATACAGTAGTTACGAAGTGCGACACAGTAAACACAGCGATTTTACTGGAACCTGGGATGACGCTGGATATATTCCAACAGGGACACCCGGTGGAGACGCCAATAGTCCGGTGATAGAATTGCGATGGACGGAAACCATTGACGATCTGACAAGCACAATAGATTCTTACACTACGGAGATAATAGACCGTCCGGATACCGACGGAACTTATATATCCCCGGTAATGGACTTGGGAGCGTCTTCTTTCGACAAGCTATACTGGAATGTCAATAACAATATATACGGAAGTGTATCTTTGTATATACGATCAGGGGCTACTGCCGTTGCTTGTGCCGGAGCCGCCTGGTCTTCTGCATTTACTGACCCATCAGGGAGCGATATTTCTGGTGTTGCTGCCGCACAGTATGTTCAGTATAAAATAGCCTTGTCTACGACCGATATAGCCTATTCGCCTTTTCTATACAAGAACAACGGTTATGTAGTAAGATTAACCTATCTGAAAGAAGCTTCTACGGTAGAAACCACTATCCCTATCAACTGGACGAGCGGTTGGATAGACTTTGCTCCTGGATACCAAAAAACACTTAAAAAGATAGATGTATATTATGAGAGCGAAAGTTCTGGTATACTTAATTTATTATTTTCAAACTATGAAGGAGATACCGATTCATTCGCCATTGACCTGTCAAAATATCCCAATCATTATGCGGAATATTTCACAAATGGAAAGTTTCTCGGAGAACTGTTCTCTTTAGGTATAAATAATAGCGACTTAAAATCGTTAAAGATTAGGCGTATAAGCGTTATATACGACGTGGAGCCGTTACTATGATAAAAAGATTAGGTGTAGCATTATGTATTATTCTATCGCTTTTAACAACATCTTCTTGGGCGGCAGAGGTGATAGCCGATTTTAGTAATGATTCTCTTGCTGTTCTAAATGAAGAGTTAAGGAAGCTACAGGAAGCGACATCAAGCGTTAATTCTTCACTTGCTGCTACCGTCCCTACGGGAATAATATGTTTATGGTCTGGGGCTTCTTCCGCTATTCCTTCAGGTTGGGTTTTATGCGATGGTAATAATGGGACGCCTGACTTAAGGGATAGGTTTATTGTAGGTGCTACTTCCACTTATGCAGTGGGAGCAACAGGAGGACAAGTATCTGTAGCTTTATCTCAACAAGAGTTACCGGCGGTAGGAATATCCATCGGCCTATTTGAAACAAGCATATTTCAGGCTGGATCACATTCTATCCCAGTATTAACAAACAGAGGTTCATCTTCTACAACTGCTAACCTGGGAAGTGGTGTAGCGCACGAGAATAGACCGCCTTATTATGCCCTTTGCTACATTATGAAAACTTAACAAAGGAGAATAGAATGAAAAAATTGTTTGTATTATTTTTAACAATCCTTCTGACAAGTAATGCCTGGGCTACTGACGGATGGCAGAAATCCGAACCGGCGGGGACACGGACAGTTTCGGATATTGACGCTTATGTCGCTCAAAACAACGCAGCCATTGACTTGATGTTGCAGAATTACAGAACAGCCAGATTAAGTTATACTTCTGCCGCATCCTTGACTGTCAGTGCCGGCGGAGTTATGGTAAGCAACTCTGACGGTTCAATCAGGTTAATGCTTTACAACACCGCCGCTACTACAGTAACGTGGGCGAACTTAGACACGGGGGCGGAAGCGGCCTCAACTACATATTATGTCTATGCCGTGGCGTCAGCAGTTACCGACACGACATTCACTATTAAAATATCTACCAATGCGGCTGCCCCTTCGGGGGTAACTTATTATAAAAAGATAGGAAGTTTTTATAACTCTTCAGACAGCAATATATATATTGGCACTGTCACCGATGATTTGTATTATATGGCGATAGTGGCAGTATCAGGCACGATAGCTCACGGAGGGACTATACCACTGCCAGAAGGATTCGTCGCTTCACAATGTTCCTGGTTTGTAGGTATAAATTCTCTCCAGACCGGAGAAGATTCCGCCGATGGGGTAGAGACCTGCACCTCAACTTGTTCAGTAGACACAAGCAGGGTTGTAACCTGTCAATCTTCTTCTCCTCGATGGGGAACTCATACAGGGACTGCTAATTATTTAATAATCGGTATTAAATATTAAGGAGGATCAAAATGAGAATGTTTTTAATTTTAGTTTTTATCTTAGGTATGCGCTCTCAAGCCTTTGCTGGGTGGTATTATATTGTCAACAGCGATAAAGAAGTAATTGGCCGAGCGGATAGCCAGGTTAACGAAGATGATTTGAACAGCAGAGGAGAATTCGCGGTTTATAGTGATGCGGATATCCAAGTCGGGGAAGCCGACTACAGAAATAAAAAAATAATCAGGCACGTCCAGACCGAGAAAGAGATTGCCGAAAGCGTCCAGAAGAAGAAGGCTGAAGCGGAAGAAAAACTTATTGCTAAAGAGATAAGGAAGCAGGCCATAGAAGCCTTAAAAGCACGCGGGGAAAAACTTGACAACATCAAGGAATAAGTTAAGGAGGATAAAATGAGTTTTTGGCAAGCTATAGCTACAATAGCCCCGGCAGCAATTGGAGGGATTTTAGGTTCTGATGATGATGATTCAGAGAACAAGAAAACAACAGAAAGCAACTCTTCTACCACTAACCAATATTCCGCGGAACAGCAAGAGGCGCAGAAGTTATTATTATCATACATAAAAGGGAATAACGCGGATAATCTCTACGGAGCCACTGATATTGATTGGGCTGACCTATGGGACAAAACACAGCAGAAAATCAACCAGTCTTATTACGGCAGCCCTACTTCAACCGGGGCAATAGATAAAGTCAAGGCTTCTGCCGCCCGGCGCGGGGTATCTGACAGTCCAGCCTTGCAAACTCAAATAGGCAGGCTTGGCGTGCAGGCTAATCAGGATTTATCAAGCGCGTTAACATCATTTAATACTCAAAAGGCGGCATATACCGAATCGGCGCGTAATTCCTGGCTGAGTGCCTTACAAAATTTAACAAATCAGAGTGCCAGAGGAGCAACATCTACAGGGAATACGGTTGAAACAGTTGACGATGGAGGTAATGATATTTTATCTGGATTATTAAGCGGCGCTTCAACTTCAATAAGTGATTGGTTCAAGAATAAACAGTTGACCGATATGTTAGGCCAACTTAAAACTCAGTCTTCTACAACGGGAGGATAGATGTCGGATAAAAGCAAAGCAATAATGAGCGGGGTGGCCGCCGGCATAAAACAATGGGCTGATATTATGGCTAATAGGGAGAAGATAAAGGGGCAGATAGCGCTTAATGCCTTTGAAACCAAGTTAAACGAGGCACACGCGGAGAGGTTGAAGCAAATAATGAGCCCGGGGGAGAAGCAGGATGTGGAAATAAAGAATATGCTGTTGGAGCAATATAAGAAACAGAATACAGAAAAAGATAACTCTCTTATCCAGCCTGGTCAGGAAGTATTCAATACTCCTGTCAAACCACAGGTTGAGTTGTCAGGTTCTGGGCTGAAATCTACTACTCCGAATCCGAAAGCGTGGGCGTTGAATCTTATCCAGAAAAAAGAAGCATTGTATTATTCCACTCAAGACCCAAGATATAAATTAACCGCTAAAGAACAGAAATTCAAAGATGAATTTTTTGGTGTAGGAGAAGGGACTAAATCTAATCAAACTTACATTAAAGCCTGGTCTGCTGCCAAGTCTTACCTTGAAAAAAACGACCCTGAGTTTGCTTTGTTGCCTATGGAGGAACAACAGGCAAAATTAAACGAAACAGCCAATGAGTTTTATCAACAGTTCCAGTCTGGGGGGGCGTCCGTTGCTAATGATATGCAACCAAAAGCAATGCCTGAATCTTCCCAGAAATCAATAACAGAAACAACTCCTGAGATAGAATCTTTAATCTCTGAGAATATGAAGGCATACGGAAAAACAAGAGAAGAAATAGTATCTGCGCTTAAAGCCAAAGGACTGATATAATGGCGGTGATCCCCGGATTGTTTGATGAGGTTAAAACTACGAGCAAGGTAGTCCCCAATCTGTTCCCTGAAACCACAGTTAAGAGTAAGGTTGTTCCAGGATTATTTGACGAACAGCCAAAGTCTAAGGTTGTTCTGGGGTTGTTTGATTCCATTCCTGCCAAGAAAGAAGGCGCATTATCCACTATTGCGCAAGAAGGCTTGATAAAACCAATCAAAAGTTTTGCCTCCGGATTCTATAAGGCTTCTGCCAATTTTGCGGATACCCTCGACTTTTATTCTGATAAGATTTCAATGGCTATGGGCAACCCTAAGGCGAAGGGGAGCGTCTTTGAACTGTTGCGCGATAATTGGGATAGGTTCTCTAAAGACCTTGAACAGGGAGGGTTGTCTGAAAGTGTAGTTAAAAAGATATATACCGGGTTAGGAGAGGCAGGGTTCGAAGTGCCTAAGCTAATGGCTATGGGGCCGCAAGGGCTGGCTGTCTCAGGAGCCGCAGAAGGTGGTAAGGCGGGGGGGGTAGGAGGCGCTATCGTTGGCGCGGCTACCGGTGGACTTACCAAAGGAGCGTTAACGGGCCTTAATACCCTGCCTTCTGCCATTAAATACCCTTCTGCTTTCGGGTTCGGGGCAGTTACTACACCTGGAGGAGTGGAAGAGAAGGTTGCCGGCGGTGCTGTAATGACCGGATTATCTGTTGGCAAGAGCCCTTCAATGCGTGATTTTAAAGAGAATCAGAAGTTTTCTCCTATTAACAAAATACTTCCTTATGAGGCCAGGGAACGGTATTATCAGAATATAGTCAATCGCTTCCAATCTATTGAGAATATAACCGAGAGAGCTAAAGCAATGGGGATGGATATTAAACCCGGGGAAAACCCTGCTATCCGGGCCAGAGAATACCTGTCTAATACGGCTAAAACCGATCAGGTATTAAAAAACGGCACTTATCGTATAACTCCTGAGGGCAAGATTGAGATGACAGGAGAAGGGCTACAGTCTATTCTCAACGATTATGATAAGACAAGTCCTATTAAGGGGGTTAATGACCGTGCTAAAGACCTAAACCAATACTTGATAGCCCGCCGGACTATTGAAGATCTGCAAAGGCCTAAATCTGAGTTTACGGGAGAGAATATTGTTTCCCCTGAACAGGTGAAAAAAGCGCAGGAAACGATGGATAGATTAAGTAAAAAATATGGAGTGGAGCGAATCACTTCTTCAGTCAAACCTCCAGATCCTCAAGGCGGCACAATCGCCCCTAAACTTAAGCCATTAGCCGCGGAGGCACGGAAGTATAAGACGGCGGAGGAGTTTGTGAAAAACGCTAATACGGTTAATCCATCAGAAAAAGGAGTATTTCAAAAATATACACCAGAGTTAAGAAGTAAAATGCCGATTGGCGAAAATATCCAAACTCTTGATAAAAGTATAGGCGGAAAACCGGATGATATTATAACTATTTATCGTGGAACATCCGGCAATAAAATAAATGCCGGCGATTATATTACAACTAACAAACAACTTGCAAAAGATTATGCGGGAACTGGAAATGTTGTGAAATTGAAAGTTAGGAAAGGGGATATTATTGATACAATAGACGAAGCGGGAATGGAAGAATATATTTATAAGCCAAACGCAGATAAATTAAAACCTCAAACCAAATCCCAACTCACCGACATTTGGAACAAGGCGCAAGGGGCAGGGCAGAAACCGCCGGTGGAGCCGCCCAAGACCGCGGTTAATATCCCTATCTTCGACAAAACCGCAGCCCGTCTTTATGATTATCAGAAACGCGTTCTTCATAACCTTGTAGACAGTGGTAATATGTCGGAGGCGCAATACCAGGATATCCTTGCCAAGAACCCCAATTATATTCCTTTTGATAGGGTTATGCCGGAAGGGACTCCTTCAGGTGGAACGCCTGTCAGTAAGAACAGATTTACCGGAGCCAGAAGTCCGGTTAAGAGGATTAAGGGGTCAGAGTTAGAGATACAAGACCCGATTGAAAGCATAATCAAGAATACTTACCGGATTATGGATATCGCTGAAAGGAATAGTATAGCGCGTAACGTAGCCAGGCTGGGTGAAGTGTTGCCAGGGGAGATATCGCCTGTTAAAGTAAGTATGCAACCAGTAAAGCTGACAGAGAAGGAATCCGCCACGGGACAACCGGAAACCATTTTTAGGCCTTCTCAATTCAAGCCCAAAGGCAATGTTATCGAGTATTTTGACCAGGGTAAGCGAAAGTATATCGAGGTTACGCCTAACCTATACCAAGCGATGACTGGGTTAAATGAAGTATCTTCTAATCTGTTCTCCAAGCTGTTATCTATCCCCGCCGGAACTTTAAGAGTGGGAGCAACAATAACTCCTGAGTTTATGCTCCGCAATCCTATTCGCGACCAATGGACGGCAATGTTGCAAACACGAGTGGGATTTAAGATGTTTAAGGATAGCTCTGGAGCCGTAGCTGATATCTTAGGAAAATCGGAAGTATATAATGACTGGATTCGTTCGGGTGGGGCGCACGCTGGATTTGTGGAGTTGTCCAGACCTAACTTACAAAAAATGGTCAAGAATCTAAGAAGTAAAGAAGGATTTTTTACCAAAGGTGGTTTCCCGATAATAAGTCAGGCTCAAGACATAAGCCAATTATTTGAACAGGCTACTCGTTTAGGGGTGTATAAAGCGGCGTTAGATAAAGGGATGTCTCCAGTAGAAGCGGCTTTCCAAAGTAGGGAATCTACCTTGGACTTTGCGCGGAGAGGAGCTAAAACAAAAGACATCAATTCTGCCATAGCTTTCTTTAACGCAGGGATACAAAGCGTTGATAAGACAGCGCGTGTCTTCAGAGATGACCCGGCAGGAGCGACAGCCAAAGCGATTGCTTCGATTACAATACCATCATTGTTATTATATCTTAAGAATAGACAAGACCCGGATTATAAAGAGATTCCGCGTTGGAGAAAGGATTTGTTCTGGGTTACAAAGTTTGGGAACACATATATTCAGATCCCCAAACCATTTTCTTATGGACAAGTATTCGGGTCCTTGCCGGAACGGTTCTTTGAATACTTGGACAGTTCAGACCCAAAAGCGCTAAATGGACTAACGAAGTCTTTATATGATTCAATCTCTCCTGTCTCCGGAGATCCAACAAGTGGATTGTTGCCAACAGCAATAAAACCCCTCATAGAGAACGCTACAAACTGGAACTTTTTTACTCAAAGGAACATCGTCCCGCAGGGTAAAGAGGGATTATTACCAGAAGCACAGTTTACCAAATACACGTCTGATACTGGTAAAATGGTTGGCAAATGGTTGAATTATTCTCCGGCTAAATTCGAGAACCTTATCCAATCTTATTTTGGAGGCACAGGAAGATATGCTTTGCAAGGTGGTGATTTGGTTCTAAAAGCCGTTGGACAAGAGACTACGTCCCGTAGACCTGCTGAGTTGGCAGACATCCCTTTAATTAAGGGATTTGTTACTCGCTCTGTATATACTTCTCCGGAAAGCTTACAGAGTTTCTACCGGCAGAAGGAACAGTTAAGCAGACCTTATCTTACCTATAAAAATTATCTCAATACTGGAGAAACTGAGAAAGCCAAAGAGATATTAACAAGGTTTCCAAAAGCCAAGTATTATCCCGTGTTGAATAAGTATAGTGAAATATTGTTGAAGTTTAATAACGCTATTGACAATGTTGTAAAGCAGAACGCTTCTGCTTTAGAGAAAAAAGAGAAGATAAACTCTCTTGAAAAACGCAGGCTTAACTTATTGAAGAGTATAAATAGATATATAAATACAGTTGAGAAGAACAATGATTAAAAACATTTTATTAGTTATTGCTTTTATGATCGCTGTCATTATTTGCGATAAACTCATTACTCGTGGGAATAATGCCGCGGGAACTTATCCTGATATATTCTACGGGGATAATTAAATCTCCCCCCTCGAAAGTGGAGTTTACCGTTTTGAGTAGGTAAACAAGTTTTGTTTATTTCATCAATAGGAAAATATCTCTCCACCGCCTGTTTGTCTCTGTGGAACATAACTATATATTCTCCGATAATAATATAATTACCGCAGAGTGAGACGGGGATTTTCTTGTGGTGTTTATTCCACTTTAAGAGCAGATAAGGCGAAATTGTCTTCCAACAATCCACACCGTCAAAGGCGCGTAATCCTTTTTTATCTTTAAAAAGTTTCAGCCTGCCATAAGCTAAAATCATCTTATAATTTCCTTCTTTTGCCACGGATGACCACCAGCGACCCTGCGATATGCCGCCTCAATAACTTTGCTTTGCGCCGGACACACACTACCGGCACGCAAGACGGAATCAATAACTTTGGTTTCGAACGGCGTCATTTTGCCGCCGAGTTTGTTGATTTCAGCGGTTATGACCAGAAAGTCGGGGAAAGTCATAACCCCACCCCCATATCGTTACCCTCAAATTTATCCGTCATCTGCCCTCGGTAAGAATTCTTTATTCCTTCATCGGCAATCCTCATCAACCCTAAACAGCCGAGTTTGTCTTTGAAATGGTAGTTAATATCGTCTATTGATTTTTTAATATCAACAATTTTATTGGTTAATAAAACTACCGTGTCAAATCGTTTGTCTAATTCTGCAATAATATCATCCATAGAAACAAGTGATAAGTCCATTATTTCCTCCTGAATTCCGGATCCCCAAAACCCCTCGGCTCCGTTACGGGTTCGGTTTCCCCGCATACATCACATTTACCTTCGTGCCACGTGGCGATCAGATTTACTCTTGTTCCGGACGCTTTGTCTCCGCAAGATTGGCAGACACGGGATGGATATTTCATTTGGCCTCCCGCTCCATCATTTCTTTAATAGCAAATTTAGCTCTATCAAATATTCTATCCAATAGAGAATTTAAGACATCCCGATACACAACCTCTCTTTTGTAGTAAACTTTACCTTCGTGTTCAACTCTTACATCAAAATAATCCGTCGGTATCCCGGATTGTCTTTCTCTTACTATTTCAATTATTACTCTCATTTACCCTCCCATAATTCGCATATCTCCTGCGCCGCTTCCAGGGCAGTTAGGTTTTCGTTACTTTAGTGATTTTCATGTTTCTCTACTCTCCATATCTCAAATGGATGCTGTGCCTTAAATCATGTCCACACAAGGCACAAATATCATCTCTATTCACCGTAGCTTTATGTATATGCCGTCCATATTTTTCGATGTCCTTCATCTCTTGAAATGCCTCATTTAACAACCGCTTGTCTTCCATACAGCCACCAACAACAAAATTGCCGAGTGGGTCACAAAGTAATGCTTGAAATGTTTCTGTTGGTTTCATGTTTATCTCCCTTCCGTAACTTTAGTGATTTTCATGGCGTTTTTACCTCATTGATTCCTTTTGTCCGCTGTTGCCTTAAGCGCATCGGTGGTACTGCACCCGTGCTCTTTCTGATACTGACGCGCACGCTCCAGATGCGTTGTCTGTTTCTTGACCGGTTCCTCCTCCGCATCGGGCCCTAATGGCGGCACCGACGCTTTCTGCAGACCATCAAAATCTTTCCCAAATACCATAAGGATCTCCTTCCAATACATCTCTCG